CATTCAGCCACAGTGCGCGGCCTGTACCGCTCCACGAATAAAAATTCTTTAGGATCACTCATAATATAATATTCCTCATACTAAATAGGACGATAATTCTCAACCAGGAAATACTCATGGGACACATATATCAAATAACAAATATCATGACCAATGATTGTTACATTGGCAAAACTACAAAAACGGTAGAACAAAGATTTCAAAAACACAAATATGCATGTCGATATTCTAAAAATTCTCACTTATATCGCGCAATGAACAAATATGGAATCGATAAATTCATTATAACATCTTTAGAAGAAATAGACAACCATTTCCTTGATATCAAGGAAAAAGAATATATTAAAAATTATCAACCGCATTATAATATGACGGAAGGCGGAGAAGGTGGTGCTTTACGATTTATAACGGAAGAAACGCGGGCCAAATTCCGCCATTTAAATGGCGGCATTAATAATCCCATGTATGGGAAAAGGGGCAAAGACAATCCTAATTTTGGTCAAAAAAGAGGAAAAACACCAAAAATATCAGAGGCGAAAGTAAATCCTTGTATTTGCGAGGGTGTATTGTTTAATTCTATTACCGAAGCCGAAAAACATTATTTGGGCAAACATTGCGTTAGAAAACGACTAGATAATCCCAAATATCCTACCTGGTACCGGCTTGTGCCTAAAGGCAAACGGAAATAACCTTACGTGGCCTCGCGTTGATCTTCTCCCTTAGGCCAAGCCATTATGCCACCTCAGTGGTATACAACGTGGAATACAATTCTTCAAACGTTTCATTGTCGTCGTGATCCATTTGAAATGAAGCCTTGTGAACTGTCTTGGCCAAGCGGCGAATGACCTTTTTATCAAGAGGCACCTTGTCAGCCAAATCTTCAATTGTGGCCTTGATAAAGTCACGTTCGGCTACAATGCGGGTCATTGAATCATCGATTTTCTGAACTGCATCCTTAAGTTTCTGGCGATCTTCCTTGGTCAAGGAATTGATATCAACCTGTGAATTGCTCTTAGCCATGATTAAGCCTTGCCCTTCTTTTTGGATTTCGTTTCAAGTGCGATAATATACTTCAAGGTGGCATCGGCATTCTCAAAGATTGCAAATGCATCACTCTTGATCTTTACATTATATGTTTGGGGAATAATCTTAAGCTGTTCAACCTTGAACACGGCTTCAAAGTCGGCGCCCGCATGATCACCTAGAACCATGACGCCGCTATTGGAAGTGTCTGAGGCGCGATCATTTACCTTGACGCCCAGCTTGCCATCTTTACCGAAAACGGTCAAGTGGGTGAACGTATTGACAGCAGCAACCTTGGTTAGTTTCTGCAACTGGGCCAAAGTAAGGTTCAATTCAATGTCAGGCTTATTCGTTTCATCAAACTTAAGGTCGGCCAACTTTGGGTCGGGAGTATGAATGATTTCAGGTGCGCAGCCACGATAGGAAAGATTGAAGCCATCCTTATCAGTCATTTTCACCATGTTATCCGTGAATTCCAAGATAGGTGTTTCAAGCAATGAAAGATTTGTTAGGAAATTTGGCAACTCATAAAGTCCCAATTCCATTGGAAACTCATCTACCTGTGCAACGGCAAAAATGGTATCATCTGCTGATACTGTCGTTTGCTGTTTGCCTTCACGCAGAACCATTCCGTTATTAATAGCGGAAAAGTTCTTAAGAATTTCAATTGTTTTATCCGTAACTTGCATTATCTATTCACTCCAATTCATTTGTTAGTTTCATTATATACCATTCACTATCGTTTGTCAACAATAGCTTTCATCATTCCGTCTACCTTGTATAGCATGTCGGTAATTGTTCCGTCATTTTCAATGACACAATCAATAGGGGAATTAAGCCATTGCCATTCCGAAGCATGAACCTTTGGCCATTTCTTGTCCATGGCATCCATGTTATCAAAATCAATTGTTTTGTTCTTGGCATCAATAGATCGCAATTGCTTGATTGCGTCATTATACCATTCTGGTTCCGGTCCGCGCTTTACACGGACAAGAGTTCCGCCTACGCGCTTCACCATATCTGCTTCATTAACGAAACGGACGTCCGTGATTGCGTAATCTTCCGTGGGGTCAAGCTTACGCTCTAGAGCATCAAGCCAGAAATTCTGGTGTAGGCTATTTCGAATCACTTCTGTACCCATTCTCTGGAGAATGATTCGTGGTGTTATCTTCTCGCCGAATTTCTTGGACCAAAACGGGTCTTCCATTTCGCGCCACTCTCGGCTTTCAGCAGTGGCGCCTTCGACCATATCGCGCGGCCAGGAAAACATAATCGCGGTAATGTCTTTCAACACGCCCGCGAATGATACTTGTTTAAATTGATAAGTCTTTTCTAGATAATCGCCTACTGTTCCTTTACCAGAACCGGCGAAGCCACAAATACCTATAATCAATTGTCTCTCCCATATTATAATTTACCCGTTGCAGCAGCAATCGCTTGCATGTCTCCGGTAAAGGCAAAATTACCCTGATGTTTAGTTTTCATCCATGGCATCAACCATACTTTACCACCGATTGCTCTCCAATACTGACAGAACATATAATCTTCTGACAGGTAACGATGGCTAGCAGGGTCAATAACCGTATCAAAGTATGCGTGGATATAACGTGAGCCGTCAAAGTTGGCCTGACCAACGTGGTCTGGCTTATAGCGTAGGTGAGGATATTCTTCCTTGAATTTATCAAAAACTTCACGCCGCACAAGCATATAACCTGTTCCGATTTCCATAACTTCAAGTGGTTCGCTCACCTTGAATTCCGTTGTTCCTGGAATTGGGTTGAAAACATAATCACCGATTAGTTTATCAAGTTCACCAACTTCAATCTTGGGATTTTTAACGATAGAATTTTTGATAGCAGTCCAATTGATAGACTTCTTTGGATATGGTGCACCACTAACCTCTTTATCAATAATCAGAAGGGCTAGAATATCATTCGGATCGAATTCAATATCTGAATCGATGAACAAAAGATGCGTGAATCCTGAACGCAAAAACTCGTCAACCAAATAGTTTCGAGCGCGTGTAATTAATGATTCGTTGAATAAGAATGAGAAACGGCATTCTATACCGTGTGCTAGAAGGAAAGCCTGTAAATCTAGAGCAGATTTAACATAAAGCCCATCACATTTTCCTCCATACATAGGAGTTCCAATGAAGATTTTCTTTTTTCGCAATTCGTCCGATTTTATCGTAAGTTCCATTATTCATTAAACCTTTCACATTTATATTTTTTATGTTGTTTTAGGTTTCCTAATGCTACTTGCCCCATTGCTTGATAAGTTAATCCATTATTTTTACAATAATCAGATAATCCTTTAATGATGGTCACATTGCCTTGCGGGTCTGTTACTTTCCATAATTTTGATTGAACATTGTTAGTACCAAATTTGCCTTTATTATGAGGAACCCGGCCCTTTAATGTTGCCTTCATCTTTGCAATAGATTTAGTAGAGTGTTTTTTGCCGTAGAAACTATTTAAAGTTCCAACACGGCCGGCATTTTTCTTTCCGCCTTCTGATCTAGAAATGCGGATTGCTTCATCTTTGCCGATTTGCTTAGAAAGCATTCTCCAAGCTAATTCGTCCTGCCAACAGCCGTGTTCCTCCCATAAAAGTTTATGGAGAAAGGCATGTAGCGCAACGTTAACTTTGAGAATATTAGACCTGTGGTCTGTTCCACCCATGTGTCTTGGGACAAGATGGTGGTTATGGAACATCATATTGCAGTCACTCCTAAAAATAAAAAACGGACACCTATACTGGTATATAGGCGCCCGTAATTTACGTTTTAGGCAGCGATGCGATAATAAGTCTTGTTACGCTTTACGTTTGAAAAAATCTTCAAACCAGCGGAACGCAAATCAGAAACGCGCTTCATTGCGTCTGTCCGGTTTGTTCCGACTTTCTTGGCAAGCTGGGAAGCGGTAATGCCAGGTGAAGTGCTGTGGTCCAAAAGAACGTCAACATAAGGAATCAATCCGGCGCGTAGTGAGTTAGTCATTATATATTCTCCATAAAAAATTAACCGATAAAGGTTTTTCGGCCATTATCGGTTATTATAGAGTAAGGAAGATTGCCTGTCAAGTGTTTATTTTGACAGGCTTTCCGTTAGAACGGAGTATCGTCCGGGTCCATGGTGGAAAACTTGTCGAGATTTGCAGCCTCAGGCTTTACAATCGGGTTGATAGTTTCGTCCACCTTCTCATAAAGTTGCATCATGGAACCCTTAGTATCATCATCAAAGCGGTTGAGACACATGGTCAGCGCCTTCTTCCGATCTTGATTGAAAATTCCATAAGCCTGGCAGATATGCACCAGGCGCCGCGTGGAAATGATTTCACCGATACCACCGTTGCGATACGTTTCACGGACGATTTCCGCCCACATGACAAGCATCTTAACAAATTCAGAATCTTCAACACCCACGGAATTCATGACTGCGGAGAGAATCTTGGTTTCGACCTTTGAGTTAGGATATTCCTGTTCCAAAGTGATCGAGAAACGCTCAAGGAAGGCCTCGTTAAGAACGTTAGTACCAATAAAGCGGCCATCATCTGAACCCTTACCCTTGGTATTTGCCGTTGCAAAAATGTTGAAGCCCTTGGCGGGGTGAATCATCTTGTTAATCTTCTTAAGGAAGATGCCCTTGCCTTCGAGAACGGGCTGCAAGCACATAAGCTTATTTGAACCCAAGTCGACCTCGTCCAAGAGCAAGGTGCAACCACGGAGCATGGCGATAACAACGGGCCCGTTCTGCCAAACGGTCGCGCCATTCACAAGACGGAAACCACCGATCAAGTCATCCTCGTCCGTTTCAACAGTAATGTTGACACGAATCATTTCACGTCCCAAATCGGCGTGGACCTGTTCAATCATCATGGTTTTGCCGTTGCCGGAAAGTCCCGTAATGTAGCCAGGATAAAAGATGCCGGCCTTGACAATGTTCTTAACGTCATTGTAATAACCGAAAGGCACGTAACCCTGCGCCTTTTCAGGAATCAGATTGACGCCTTCATCCGCAACCACAGGCTCAACAATTGCCGCGGCAGGCTTTGCCATGGAAACTGTTGAAAGTGAATCAACAGAAGGAACTGAATTGATAACGAGAGGCGGCAGATTATACTTGCGCGCCTTAGTTTCCTTCGCGGCCTTCACAGGCTTAACGAAAACGGCATTCTTGTCGGGAAGAACCTTGAGAAAATATTCGCCACGGCCCTTGCGGAAGCCAAGATCATTTGTAATCCAGTTAGGATAATCAAGCTTCTTTTTGGTAACGAGAGTCTTAATCTCGGCACGGTTAATTGTTTTCTTGTCCTTGCCAAACATGGCAAAAGCGGCGTCAACAAACTTCTGACGGGCTGCAAGATTCATTTTCATAATGTATTATTTCCTATTTCACTTTAGAGTTAAATTATAGCACGATTCGCGGAAAGTGTCAAGTGATCTTCTTAATAAAGTTACTTAACAGAACACGGTTTGTGGTTTTCTTGTCCATATGCTTAAGGAAAGCAGTGGCCAATCGTCCGGCAGTCATTGTTTTGCCCTTAGCCGTTTCTTTTTCACCAAACGCAACTTGATCAAGAGACATGGCCTTAGATGAAATTAGAAAATATTCATCATAGCCGCTATTCAAGATTGAAACGTACCCGTTTGTTTTCCAAGAGGCCTTGGCAGCGGCCATTTCGGCCTCACTATGAGCACGATTCTGAAACACAATATCGTTCCAAGAACCACCGTAACTACCAAACAAATAGAATCCAACCAGGTTGCACTTAGTACGATCCTTAAGAACCCTAAGCATGGCGTTTGTCCAATCGAAACCAGAGTTGCCGTAACGGCTGCCCGAGTATCCGCGACCATTTACCTCAGGCAAAAGATACTCATGCCGAGTCACGGGGTCCTGAATCATAATTGCATAACTCTTGGAATTCATTGCATATTCATTTGAACCAAGAGCGGGAGGAGAACCTTCGCCATCCGTAAGGAAAATTACGTTTGTAATTTCAACCTTGGACTGGCGCTGAAACTTCTTAACAATCTTTTCAGCGATAAGAATCGTTTCATTTAGCGGCGTTCCGCCCATGCCATCGCAAGACGGCATGTAACTTTCACCCACGTCCCAATCGGGCGAACCATACTTGCGGGGATGATAAGAACGGGCCATAGCAATCAAGTAAACCAAGGCCTCATTGAATTCCGTGACGTTCATTCTAGAAGAAAGAATGTTGCGGATTTGCGCATTGGCTTCCATTTGAAGCGATTCGTTTGTTCTTACAAAACCATACTTGCCATCAGCAATTTGCGCCCGGCTCAAATATCCACCGCTTGTAAATGTGAAAACTTCGAAGGGCACGGCAATTCGCTTGCAAAATAAGCAAAGCGATATCAACTGGCGCGTGGTGTTTAAAATATTATCGGTCATTGAACCAGACCAGTCAATAAACATAACGAAACCATGGCTTTTGCCCTGCGGCACCACAGTGTTACGCTTGAAAATATCATCATTATAAAGATATGAATGAAGCTTGTTTGTATTGATCACACCGGTTTTCGAAGTCAAGGACTTCTGATAAGCCGTGGCAGACTTGCGCATTTCAAATTCCTTCACCATGAAGGAAATTGCCTTGTTTTCTTCTGTCTTAAACTGATTAAGATACAACTGGTGCTTTTCAAACTTATATTCCTGAATGCCCCAACCGTTCTTCTTAAATTCAGCGGGAGCGGCCGCAATAAACTTGCGGTGTTCATCAAGATAAACCTTATAATCTGTCCAAGGCTCACCCTTCAATTCAGGAATCGTGGAATAATAGTAAGAAGTGCCGTTTGAGGCGGCCAGACCGTCAACATTATTTGAAAATGTTTCGTCCGTTTCAGATTCAGGCAGAAAATCTTCTGGATTTTCCTCTCTTTCCTGACCGCCTTCATTACCACCAACGCCACCCTTGTGATCATCTGGCTTAGGCTGCGGCTTTTTCTTATCTTTATTCTTGTTCTTTTCTGCCTCTTTTTTCAATTCCTCGGCAGTTTCGGCGTCAAGAGGATTGCGGGCCTCAGGCGGCAAAGTGAATTCATCATCACCCGATTTGCCATCGCCTTCGCCTTCTTTCGATTCGCCTTCTGAATCTTCACCGTCACCGGTGCCGTCTTTTGAGTCTGAATCTTCATCTGAATCTTCGCCACCCTTGGCATCTGAATCAGATTCGCCTTCTTCCGAGTCGTCGCCGGCCTCGTCCGAAGATTCACTATCTTCTTCCGACTTTTCAGAATCTTCTGAATCTGAATCGGGCTTTCCGCCCTTAGTCTTATTTTTTGATTCGCCTTCTTCTGAATCGTCGCCTTCACCTTCGCCCTCACCTTCGGGGCGATTCTTGGCGATAAGCCACAATTCCTCGGCCAGCGCAACTACGTCCTCGAAAGTTTCAGTTTCTTGGGTGCGCTTTACTAGCGCCTTTTCCTCATCGGTAAAAGGCACGACTGTAACGTTTGAAAATCCAGCCTTGCTGTAAATATTCAAGCGATCAATAAATTCCATACTTGCAATTGGACGCTTTGACTGACCGAAAAAGTCCCGATCAAAAAGTTCCTTGTAGCCAAGGACATAATTTCGCTTAGAACCGGGATAACGCTTGCGCTGTTTAAGATCGATTCGAATATCCTCAACTACGTTGCAAAACGCATGAAGCGACCGCATGGTTTTTGCCAATGCAGCCTTATCGCCGGGTTTCGGATTGTGCTTTGTTGCAAGACGTTCAAGCTCCCGAGTCCACAAATCATGCGGAGTATAAAGAGCATGGCCGACCTCATGAACGACAAGCATATCATAAAGGTCCTCGGAAATTCCCTGCCAAACAGGGAGACGCAAAACGCGGCCCTTAACGTCAAAACTTGCCGTTGTTGAGCCCATTACGTGGCGGATACTAATGTTTTCCATTGCAAGCAATTTTGCCAGCGTGGACTTTACAGTAGTTGCCTTGTTTGCGTTAAGAGTCATTAATATTCCTTGCTAATTCTTGTCTTAATTATAGCAAATTTAAACGTGAAAGTATATAAACAAATAGACATAACAGACATGCGTTCCGTGCATAGCACGTTTCCAAGTCTGTTTGTAAATCACTCATACACTCCATATAAGTATTGCTAGATGGTTTTTCAAGAGGCGCGAACTGCGACATTCCGACGCACCCCTGTGGATTCTAACTATTGCGTACTTGAAGAACGCGAAAGTTATAAAAAAAGGTTGTAAGAGTAAATTCTTACAACCTCTGCGTAATCAGTAACTTTCTTGGTTACTTATTTCTTAACAATTTCCATTTCGGCCTGGTTATTCTGCGGAAGAAAACCAATAAACTTATGGGAAAGTTGTCCCCTTGTCTTTTGATAATATTTGCCAAAAGCGTGTAGGCGATTTGCAATATCATCCCATTCAGCCTTTGTTTCTGCTCTCTTTTCTTTTAGAGTTTTCTCATTGTTGGCATCCGTGACATGGGCCACAACATAGGATTCCTTGCCTTCTAGCAACTTTCCGAGAATTTGGTAAAGAGTCTTATATCCCGAATTCTGCTTGGCAGTGTAGCCCACGGCCTTGCGCTTTGGGTCCCACTTTCCAGAAACTTGAATTCCCAACTTAGGTGCATCCGCCTTTATGTAAGCTGGTGTCCAGTTCTTAAAAGAACGTTCCACGCCTACTTCATTACAAACTTTGTCAATGATAACCTGAATTGCTTGGTTATTCAAGCTTGTGATACTTTGCAAGTAATCAAACATTGCTTCTTCGGTTTTTTCAACATCACCCGATTCGACCAACTTACTTAGTCCTAATGCATAGTCGGCATTGGTGGTTGTGTATGCAGGTGGTCGTTCATTCAACTTGAACTTTACGTCAATCTTAGCCTTGAGATAAGACTTAGCTTTCCTAAAGTTGATTACGTCAAAGAAATAATGGGTAAGGCCTAACAGGCGCATTGCTTCCATTCTGTTGTAGCCATCGATTAGACGGTATCGCTTTACAACACCATCAGCATCTTGTTCTGGTGAAATTGCTTCGATCACAGGAATTGGTGCAGAAAAATCTACCTTTCGTCCCATCCACTCACGCAATTCATTTACGTTTTTTGAGTCCACACCATTCTTCTTAACTTCATTTTCCGAAGATTCTACAATAATTTCCGAAAAAGGAGTGTAGCGGCGTGCTTCCCGAGTTACTCCGTTTGTTGATAGATACGGCGCAGGTGCCGGGAATTCATTTAGATGTGTTTCGTCTATTTCCATAATATTCATTTTAGTTCTCCATTGTTTAGTTTTAGTTCCTAAGAACAGTTGGTCACTATGTACCGAACTTAATATCATTATAGAGGAACCTTACTGAAAGGCAATAGCAAAATCAAAAATAATTATAAAAAAATCAGACATAATTGGTGTTCCCGAATTATGTCTGATTTAAATAGTCAAAACTATGTTCACTTTCCGTATTATCTACCAACTTGTGATAGATATTTATTCTTAGTTTCTTCCCAAGTCATATAAATCAGATCATCATAATATAACGTTTCAAAATTAGTGCGGTTGTCTGCTTGTAGTGATGCAATTCTTTTGCCCGCATATTTTTCTTTCCATAGTTTCACTAGGTATTCCGTTGACGTATCAAATGACTTGACTAATGCAGTTTCATCAATCTCTTTCCGCAGAAAGGCATTGGTGTTATCGTATAGTGTCGAGAAGTAAATACCGCGCTCATGCTTAGAGCGTTGTAGGTCCTTTGGAATCTTCAACTTTGAATAAGCAAATGTAAGTGACCTATTTCTGTGGTCGCGCTTATATGGCTGGCCCGTGGACTTTGTTGCAACATACCATTCGAAATATTTGCGTGGGTAATTAAGTTTCAACCAGTCACGAATTAGATAAATTGTTTCCTTCGTTGGCTCATAAGATACGCTGCCAGAAGAATGACCTCTCTTATGCCAATGCTTTAGGTTTTGGTACTGAGAAAATGAGCCGTACAAACTAGTCGTGGTTACACCTACTAGAACGTCCTTATACTGCCTCTTCCATTCCTCTTGCACGGTATCGGAAAGACAGAGAAGTGCCAGCAGTTTCCCGCCGACATAATTAAATCCCAAAGGTTGCAAAGGAACAATCGTACTTCCAATTGCGGTGTGATTAATCATGTGGCCTTGTGTCTTTACTTCCCGAGACCAACCTATGTACTTGTCTCTAGGAGTCAAGTCAAGGAAATCAGATGATATACAGATAACACCAAGATACTTCTTGGAGACTTTATCTTGCACAATGAAGTTTAAGTTTCGTCCAATGTTGTTATTGTTTTTCATTGTGGACGAGAATGTGCGGATTGCGTTCCACAAAGCAGGAGCAGGGAACTTTTCAATTTCGTTTACTGTGCCTTCCGTGAATATCAGTTCGGGCTCCAGCTTAAGATAATCATCTGGTTCCTTTGGATACCAAATGTTACGCTTAACGTGTTCAATGACCTTGATCTGGGCCTTGTCAAGCAGATAAGGCTTACCTAGAAGATTTACAGAACCTTCTGGGTCAACAGGGTATTTTTCATGAACTTCACACCACTTTTGATATAATGTGTATTCCTCAACAGACATGCCGGAGACATTTGTTAGTTCATCGATAATACGAGCAACCATTGCCGTTTCATCCACGACAACTGGCTTGGCGTCCTTTTCGGCTTCTAGGTATTCATCCCACTGTTTTTCAAGGTGGGCATCAATAGCATTTTTCTTACCCATTTGAATATTCAATGGTTCGGTTTTCTCGGCCTCAGCCATTATCCACAATCCTACTAAAGTCTTTTATCTTCTCGAACCGAATCACCCGGTCGAATTTCTCAATAAATTGATCTTTCTTGTGGCTAATTATAACAGTATTGTTGTCGGAAGTCAAGTTGTTTAAAATACCCATGAATTCATCCGTTCCGTCGCCGTCAAGTGAGGAATCCAGAGTTTCATCAAAGATAAGCAGATTGGTGTTAATGGAATTCTTAAGCTTGGCAATTGTGCGCCATGCAAAGAGAATGGCCAAGTCGATTCGCTTCTTTTCACCTTCCGAGAAGTTGTCATAGGTGAATTCATCACGGAATCTAGAAGTGATCGTTTCCTCAAAATTCTCATTGATATTGAAGCCCACATAAAAATTCATTACCGCTAGATATTGATTAATATATTTGTTGATCAACGGAAGATATTGTTTGATAATCTTGGTCTTGATACCGCCATCCTTCAATAGACTTATAATCATATCAAGATACTGACGGTCCACAAGCAATCCTGCTTTTTCTTTTTCAAGGATTTCAAGTTCATCTAGGCCAATTTGCAAAGCATCTGTGGTATCCTGTAGGACATCCATGGCCACATCCGGTTTGTCGATCTGTTTCTGCGCTTCCACTATCTGTTTCTTATAATGATTTATTTCCACTTGCTTGCTTCTTAGGATTGCAAGTTCGGACTGAGAGGTGTTTTTATTATCCTCAACTGGTGCATTGCCGGCGCGAAGGTCGGAAATCTTTTCAACCAATTTAACCAAAGCTTCGTTATATTCCTTGATTTTATCTTCATTCTTTTTCTGAGTTTCATCGCGCAAATCATGACTCATTCCTTGCTTACAGGTTGGACATGTTTCATTGTCATGGAAAAATGATTTTTCTTCCTCTTCCCGTTCAACATTTGCTTTTATCTTGGAATGTAAATTCTGATACTTTTGAATTTCGATATTATTCTTACGTATAACATCATCACATGATTTAATCCATGCTTCAAGAATCGGAATGCGCTTTTGTTCTTCCTCAAGTGTATCGATATTCTCTTGATACTCGTTTATCTTATCTTGTAATTCCTCGAACCTCTTGGTATCTGCTGATTGCAGGCCTTCAAGCGTCTTGCGAAGGACACGGACTTTTTCTTCTGTCAAGACGGAAATAGCGCGGTTCTTTTCAAGGTCTTCCTTGTTAACTTGGAGTTTTTGTTTTGCTACCACGTTCATGGTAGAGAAAATCTGAATATCCAGAAGGTCCTCGATTACACCTCGTCGTGTTGCGGGTGGTAACTGCATGAATGGCTTAAACGATGCTGCACCCAGAATAACAACCTGCGTAAACGTCTTATAGTTCAACTTAAGGATATAGTTTTCCAGGTTAGTCTGATAGTCAGCCATCTTGGTGGTCTGGTCAAGCATCAAATCATCTTTATAGATTTCAAAGATGTTAGGCTTCATACCACGAATAATCTTATATTTGTGTTTACCGATTTTAAATTCTAACTCAACAACCATGTCTTGCTTGTTTGTTGAATTGATTATGCTTGGTTTATTCACGTTACGGAAAGGCTTGCCAAAGAGCGCGTAGGTGATGGCGTCCAGAACAGTTGTTTTGCCTGAGCCGTTTTTACCAACAATAAGAGTATTCTTAGTTGTGTTTAGTTCTATTTCGGTGAATACGTTGCCTGTTGAAAGCAGGTTCTTATAACGTACCTTTTCAAATACTATCAATCATCTTCTCCACTAAACAATAGAGCGTCAACGTCTTTCCAGCCACGGACTGAAAACACTTTGTTGTTTCGATTCTTCTCTATCATTGTTGCTATACTATAATCGTTACCAAATGGGAATATGGCATCCCCAAAGAATACAAGTTTTGTTTCATTGATATGGGGTAAAATTTGGCTCTTGTCGAAGCCCAGTGGCATCATGTCAAGACCTGTTTCGCCGCCAATTTGAACCGCTAATTCAGGGAACTCCTGTCGCATGATTTCAACCATACGTACCCGATCACCTGTTTTCTTGTCAAATTCAACATACTTGGCCCGTTGTTCCATGTTGGCTGCGCGGCCTACTACGGAGAAATTGATTGAGCCTTCACGGTATTCAATAAATTTAGACGTTCTATCTTCCATTGGAAACTTTGAACGGGTAAGTAATTCGTTTAGATATTCAATCACCTCTGTTGAGGGTGTCCATTCATTGCGGTAAAATACTTTGCCTTTATGACGTCCTTCATTACCGCAGCAATGGAATGTTTTCTCTGCGGAGAAGATGATCTGGTAACCTACTTGATTAAGTGTTTTATCAAAGTCAGAACCAGTCACAAGATATGTGGCATTTTCCATCTGGAATTTCATGAATTTCTGACGGAACTCTGGGTCTATCATCTGCCTGGAAGGCGTGAGCGTTCCGTCTATGTCAAAGATATATGCTACATCATGTATCATGTGTTTCCTTAATGGAAATTGCTTC